TGACATTGATTTCTAAATACTCTTTTAGCATAGGGATAATCTGAACGGCTGTATCTCCGTCTTTAATAAATCCAACTACCTCTTTCATCAATACTTCTAATTGTGTTTTATTGGTTTTGGAATTATCATATATGTCTTTGAAGACATCTGATAGGGTTTTACCCTCGAATATTTCGTAATCTTTTGCCATAATTTTGCCTGTTTTTTACCTAATAATAAATAGTTAAATGTTAAAAAATAGGGATATATATTTATATACTCGTTTATTTTTGTTAGAATTGGTTATAGTTATTATACGACCACGAAATATGTGGTTTGTTAGAGTAATAAAAAGGGGAAACTAAAATGAAAAATACTATGGCAATGATAATGGAAGCAGTTAGTGGGTTAAAAGAAGTTCTACTTCACATTATCGGTCTTGGGGTTCTTGTACAATTAATATTTGTAGGGGGATTCTTAGGTATGGACATTGTTGGTAATCTAATCGGTTTGGTGAATCTTATAAGTGAAGCAGGATTCGCTGGATTTATATCACTATTAGTGGTATTAGGATTACTCAATAAGTAACAAAGAATAAAGGTGGAATTAAAAAGGGGCGTTCGAATCGCCCCTTTTTTTTTGTGGTCGATTGGATTGAATTGTGGGTTAAGGTTAATTCCTCTAAGGTCAAGCCCGTATGGTGGCGGTTCGCCTGACTACCACTTTTCAAATTAGTTGAACATATTTAATGTTGTGTAGTCCCAATGTTTGATGTTGAAATCAAGTTTTAGTTCTTCACATCTTTTGTTTATAACATCCATTAGATTCTTAGCTTTTGAAGTCATTTTTTGAGAAGTTAATATTCCTCTTGTAATATTACGAGAAAACATATAACCGAATAATTGTCTTACGGCATCTGTATCTGCTTCTTCTTTTTTAACTTCATAAAGAACTTCTTTTGAATCTTTAGCAGTAGGTGCAACTAAAATATCTCCTTCACCTAATGGTTTGTTGTCTGTTGACCAAAGTTCTTTAAATGCTTGAATCTCTCTATTTGCGTCTTGGATTCCCCAAGCTTCGTGCATTAGAGTTTGCTGTCTTAATGCTTCAGCTATTCTATTAGTAATCATTAACTCAGTTCCACGAACCTTTTTGAAACCAGTCTTAACTCTGTCGTCAAGCCTTTGGTCTTTGTAATGATTAACAATCTTTGCTAAAGCTTCTTTCCAAGCAGGATTGTTTTTGATTGCGTTCTTAGTTGTAGTGGTGACGATACCTTCTTTGATATGAATCTCACCTTGTATATAATTACCACGACCTGAAAAAGAAAAGTTTTCTGATAAAACATTTCTTAATATTATTCGTCCGTTTTTATATACATCGAAACCAATATTCTTACCAATTGGACTATAAGGTGAACCTTTAGGCCAAACTGGTAAACCCATCTTTGTAGAGTCTGCGTCAGTTGGTTTATACCCTGCTTCAAAAACTAATTCCCACTTTGTTCCGTCAGCTGCTTTACCTTTTAAAGTTACTGCAGGTAAATCTGCCTCTCTAACTGGTGCATTGTTTTTGTCTCTTTTGGTTCCATGCGCATATACTCTATGATGTGAATGTACGATTGAATTAAACACCTCTTTGTCTGAGTCAAGGTTATTCATAATTAACCTTATTTCCAAATCTCCAATATCAATAAATCTAGCGTAAGTAGAACCTAATTTTGTAGATAATATTTTCATACCTTCTGCATTATATGGTGCTAAAGCTGTGTTAACATTATTTAAAACTATTTCAGTTCCTTGCCAATCTTTATCTTCAAATTGTTCAAAGCGTAAGATTGGTGTTTCTCCTGCACATTTATCGTTGATATTGTTTTCAATCAGTTCTGAACCTAATACTTCTTCATCTGATTTTGTCTTGAATTTGTAGATGTCACCTAATGTTAACATAGCTGCTTTCATTCCAAAGCCGTGTTCTGAGAACATCTTGATAGGATTTACATAACTACCTCTACCTAATTTAAATACATCAGATAAAAGTTCTTGCTTAATTCCTTCTACATTGTCTTTGATTGTCAACAAATTCTTTTTAGGACTTTTCTTAGATAAGTCATATTGAATTGTAATTGACGCTCTTTTTTTTGGATTGTAATTAATTACATTATCAATGAATTCGTGTAAAGCTGTTTCATTGTTGTAATTATTGTTTCTTAGTGATAACCACATTCCGACTTCACTATGTGGTTCTATATTGAATTTACTATTTTTCATAGTTGTTACTCCTGCCTTATCGGCCTTATTCTCTCCGTTGTACCCTTCGAGAAGTTAATGTAATTGTTAGACTATTGCTAACCTATATTATTATATATCAGATAAATACCTGAAAACATAATTTTTTTTTATTTTTTTATAAATTATCCCAACTGCCTGTATATTTTGTTTCAATACTACCTGTTGTTAGATAATTGTGTTGTAGATTAACGTGATGTTTTTTCATCACATTCACTACTCTTGTAATGTGTTGTGTATTAGAGTTTGTCATTTCTCTAATCATAATGTAGAGAGCTTTCTTATTGAAGTTATCAATGTTCTCTCTGTTTTCCATAAGATACAAAACTGAATTAGCAACATCCATATCTTGTTTTCTTTTGAAAACAGTAGTTAGATTGTTTGCCCAATACTCAATAAACAAATCAAGATATTCTTTCTTTGCTGTCAACATATCGTCTCGTGACGCTTCTGTGATTGGGTCTCGTTTGTAATCCGTGACTTCCTCACTATCAGTTTGTTTCATCTTCTTGTAATTATTGTTGTTGTGTAGAATCAAATAGTTCTTAGCGACGATACTAAAGTAACTAAATGCTTTACCTTTACCTTCAGTAAATTTATGCATATTCATATACAAGAAACTAACTACCTCGTGTTTAACATCTTCACTTGGAACATCAAAGTAGTAAAACTTAAATGTGTGAATGATATTCTCAGCCAACTTTTCAAAAGCGGTTCTGATATGTTCATTGTAAATTCGTTCCCTCATATGTGGACGAGTTTCTTTATTGTGACGAATGATTGCATTCTCTGTCGTTTGTGTAAAGTAATATCTTGGTGAACCCTTTTTGGCTTTTCTTGGCATTATAACTCCTCTTGTGTTATTTCGTTTAGTTCATCTATTGTTTCTTTGATGGATTGGAACACTACACCTATTTCGTCATCGGCTTCAAAACTACCTTTGTCATCGATTTCTTTTAGTGTATCTTGTGTATCAATAACTCTTTGAGCGTAACTTTCAATCCAAGTTTCTAATCTCTCTACTTTTCTCGTTAAATTAAATGTAGTCCAACCTAATGTAATTACAAGTAATCCTAATATAATTTCTAATATCATTTTTTCTGTTCTCCGAATAGTTCGTTAAATATGTCTTTAGCATCTGATGATTTGGTATTGAACTTTTCTTTGACCTCTTTATCAACTGCTGCTTTTATGTTTGTAACTGACTTCTGAACTTTTTCAGATTCAACCTTATCACCTCTTTCCCATTGATTAGATTCAATGTGAGTCGCCATCATATCTGCTTG